CAACTACTATTTATGATTAAAAACCGCTTCAAGAGCCACGCTGGCTAGTCCTATCCATTTTTGTTGAAGTTCTGGTGATTCCTCACGGAACGCCTCGAGTGTCCTGCCTTTGGCTGTTGTCCACTCTTTTTCCATCATTCCGTTTCCTGAAAAAAGCTTTCCTTCTGTTTCAACTTTTCTCTTCGGGCGGACCTGAGATTCTGTTTTTTCTTATCATACCGCTTACGTGGAGGTTCAGAAAATTCTTCATCTGGGTAATCATATTCATCATCGAACTTGAGTCTAGACATCTTACAACAGGCCCTCAAATGCTTCTGCGACTACAGCTTTACTCAATCCCTTGAATGGCTTTTTGGTAATCATTTGGCAAAGAACCTTTGCATCTTCTTTATCTACTTTCTCGAGAAGGTCGATAAAAATTTGTTCCCGTTTGACCTGTTTAATAGATGGATCAGAAAACCCTTCTACAACATATTTTAGAACACGTACATTATTGAAAAGCATCCCCTGTGAGTCAGGAAATTCAGAAGGCTTATATGGAGGTGCTTCGTCCGGCACCATAAATTTCTTGTTCTCATCATAAGTAAGAACAAGAATATTCCGGAGTGGAAGACTATCATTCTTTTTCAGAATCTTGATCTTATCTTCCTTCTTTTTTTGCTTACCCGCCTCGATAATAATTTCCGCGATGGATTGCTTATAGGCCATTATTTTAGTCTCCATTGATTTTAAAAATCACCGATGCTTTCCATCAGGTGACGAAGTTTATTTTTGATAAAGTAATTCAGTAGCTGTGATCTGTTTTTAGTATTTTCGGCCCCATATTCTACTAGGATTTTATCCTTAATATCTTGGGGAACCTGAGTAAGATCAACCAATGCCTTATTTCGGTGCCAATTCCGCTGAACAGTGCTATCAACATTATTTAGGTCTTCTAGTTCCGCCAGACGCTTTTTAGTAACTTGTCGCTGTCTCTCTTTAATAACCAAACAGTTGTCAGGTGAATACACGTTAGGTACGCCATCCCCGCTATCGCCTCTTGCAATGTGCTCGAATAGATATTTATCAGGATCAGATTCCGTTACCCATTTCTTTAACGTGGGATTATACTGTTTAACATTGGCATATTTGTGAAGCTGTTTAAAGTCTTTATCGCCCGAAAGAATGAGGATTGGTTCACCCGTGTTGAGAGCCCGACCTTCGGTATGTACAATAGTACCAATGATATCATCCGCTTCCGCAGATTCAATTTGGATAACTTTATATGGAAAGAACTCTTTCAATTCTTCTCGAACACCATTCAGTGCTTCGAAGATTTCATTCCAGTTAAGTTCTGATTTTTCTCTATCGGTCTTTCGTGCCGCTTTATAGTACGGAAATACCTTGCGGCGCCAATAGTTCTTATCATCCGCACAGATAATAAGTTCACCAAATTCGTTACCGAATTTCTTTCGATTGTATCTAATCGAGTTCAAGATCATATGTCGGATCATTCCAACATCGACTTGTGCATTCTTATGATTACCGATCTGTGCCATCATATTCGAAATCATTACCTGATTAAGGTCTACTAGTATCACTTTATTCTCCTATTTAATCTCACTATTATATATCAATCTATGTAGAATGTCAATCGGTTTCTAGATATGATTTAAGTTCTGCGGATGGATCGTCAATGATCTGATCGAATAGTGCATCCACCATATCAATAGAAGGATGTTTCTTACCCGTAGTCCGATATACCAGACCCTTGATATGTTCAATGATTAGCATAATATCATAGATACATTTAGGATTGTCGTGTAGATTACAACCAAATTCTTCTACGGCTGCATGTACAATATCTCTTGTGATCTCTGTAGCGAACTCGTCACCTCCCATACTGGTCCGCATAAACTCATCAAGAAAGTTCGGTTCTTCATCTTGAATTAGATAATCCAGTTCATCCATCGGTACAGATTTTCGGAAGTCGTTTAGGTTAATAATATTACTCATTAATACACCTTCAGAATAATAGTTTGATCGCTTGTCCTGCCGTTGGTCTTTGCCGCCTTGGTCTTAAGTTCAGCCAATAGCTTTCTGGCTTTAACCTTAGGAGCCTTCATAAAGTCGGTAAGGAATTCATCCGGTTTACGGATAGTCTTCTGGTATGAACCCTCAAGATCAATATCTTGAATCGTTGTACCCTTTACAGTGAACCCAGTCTTTGCCGAACTGATGAGATAAGTCATCCGCTTATACTTAGTACTGAACAGATATACTTCAGATGCGCCAATGATATTTGTAGGACTTTGGCTAGTAATCTTATACTCAGCACTCTCGGGCATATATTTCAGTTTAGATATCTGTTGACCGGCACTCGTGACCTTCTTTACTCGAGTTTTCCTTACTGCCTTCTTTGACAGCATATACTTTTCGGCATCATCGATGATATTCTTGATAACATTCATGAGCTTCTTACGGTTCCGCACCCCAAGAAAGGCATAGGCTTCAACCAAATCAGGTGTTTTCTTCTCAATAAGTTCTACCAATTCATCGAGCTGTGGAGTATAATACTCGACAACATCTTTGGCGACATTATATGGTGCATTAATCTTGTGCAGTTCATTATAGACCGAGTATTCATCCCAATCAATCCAGGTCTTAGTACCAAACATATCGAGAATATCATCAATCTCCGCAATGAAGTCGGATGCCTTTTCTTTAATGATATCCGCTGGAGTCTTCTTATAAACATCCCCAACTTCATCTTTTTTCTCAAGCAGAGTGGCCTTTCCTCGCTCGATGGCGGCATCAACTGAACTGTTGATAAGATTCATTTGAGATTCTTTGAGTACAGCGCCATTTTCGATCATACGACAAAGACCACCTGCGGTCATAGAAAAGAATCGGTCCGGAGATGCTTTAAAGTTTTTATAGTCACTCTTGGATCGGTTCTTTTTGACCCACACCGATGCCCATTTTACAGCATCTTTAATGTCATAGAAATAACCGTAATGGCGAAGTGTCCAAAAGACCATAGATTCATGATCTTTCTTGGCTACATCCGACCAATTTACGGTTTCATAACCGATGTGTTTTTCTTCAGCGGTTCTGGACGACTGAGACTTACGTGGAATGCTCACACTTTTTTGTTTCTTCTTAGGTGCCATTTAGATATATCCTTTATACAATATAGTACTTATAACATACTACTTTATGGCTGTCAACAATTCTGTCCATTCTTTACCACGGGTAATCCAGTTATACTTTTGGTTAGTAATATTTCGTACTAGATCATTCGATTCGTCATACTTGAGCTTATGTTCTATTGCTCGTGATAGTTCATTATAGAATAGTTGAGCATGACGTTGCTTGTCGTTCTGGTAAGAGTACATATGGGTTAAACCACCATGCGAAGTTTCTACAAGAGCGCCAAGAGAAGAGTGGATACAAGTCAACCCAGCAGACATGGCTTCGATTAAACATAGACAAGATGTTTCAGTCCAAATGGAAGGATAAGCGAAAATATCTGCTCTAGATAGTGCAGCGCGTACTTCATCATTTGACTGAGAACCGAAATAATTGATCTGCGGATCTTTTTCACAGATCTTAAAAAGTTCTTTATATGGTTCATCCCGCTCGGGCCAACCATATAGACCAAAAGAAGAATATACATCAAGTTCGATAGGATATATTTTCTTAAGTTCTTGAAATACCGGAATCAGCAACTCGAGTCCACGGTGTGGGGTACTGGTATAGATCAATTTAAGGGTATCACGCTTTTTATGTGGATATTTAGTGATGGGTGTAATTGCATTTCTCAATACTACACCGGCGTCATACGGAACACCGAGATAAAGATTATACATTTCTTGTTGCCAATGAGAAACAAACACGAGAATATCATACTGCTTCCAACCACCATCTTTAAGATGTTGTACCTCGGGATCACCGGGAAGATCATGTAACCAATAAATCTTTTTCTTATGAGGATCTAATTTTCGTACTCTACTCGATATAATTTGAAATTGATCTAAAAGCTCATGATCAACATTACGACGAAGGGCGGCACCCATCAACTCAGTGCCGCCCATTGCATTTTTATTTAGTTCATTAAGTTCCAATTGTCTGTTCCATCTTAAAGCCAATACCGTCTACAGTTTTGACTTTATCCCATCGGAACGAGCGCCAACCCTGCGCATTGGTATCCCATACCGCCTGAACATCAGGATTTTTACGCCTAGGTTTTGTAGTAGTATCTGTTGGCGCCGGAGGTACAATTGAACTCGATAGAGTACAAGTCATTTCTCGCATTTCACCGTTAGTCTTCTCGAAGAGCAATACTACCGTATCATCTACGAGCTTTTCAATTACTGTATCTTTATTTAGCATAATAACCACCTTTAAAAGTATTTTTCACGTATTTGATCTTTTCTTCATCTGTCCGTATGGACAGATAATCATTTTCTTCAGCGAAGATAGAAAGCATTTCAGATTCACTAATGCATTTACCTTCTATAACATTTTCACCAAGATGTTTTTGAGAAAATTCTTCAACTTCACCCAATGTTACTGAATCTTTGGCCCATTCGATGGGATTAACTTCAGCATCGGGGTTCATCGCCTGTAGTTTATCAATCGGTACTACATATCTGATCTTAAATGTACTTACTGTAGTAATCGTTACATAATCTTTCGACATTATTAAAGTTGTCCTTCTCCATATCCACCGATAGTATCTACGACAGCACCGGCAAATTCATCATAGCCGCCAATATATACTCCATTCCATACTATCTGTGGTATGGATGTTGCTTCAGGAAACATTTGCTTAAATGCTTCTTTATCTTCATCGATATTGTGATACATGAACTTAAGATCATATTCAGTCGCCAATTTTACTGCTCTTTTACAGAAGGCGCAGTAAGGTGTTCCGTAAATATCAATCATATAACTTAACCTGACTTTGGAATAGTGTAAGTTCCTCGGCTCTTTGGAGAACCATAAAGAGTTTCACTTTTTACCCTAATGAAGCGCTTATTAGTTTCTTCTTTGTTAGGATTCTCGATAGTAATCCAAGGATTTTTACCCTTCCAGTATGCGTCCATGATATTGGCCATCTTTTCATAGCCAGGACGAGCTGCTCGAGTGGCCCTTACGACCGATCGCGCCACGTTGCGATGAATCCCCTTAGAGACATTCCCTGAAGATTTCTCACCTTTAGACTTTCCCATATTTCACTTCCTTCTTTTCTATAAACAATATCTTCGATGTTGTTCTCTTGGATTTCGTCAACAACATCTTTTCTTAGTCTCCAATAAACCCATACTCTCATGCAATGGTCGGATAGGTCTATTTTCTTTCGTGTGACAATTGACGCTATTTTAGCTACTAGATTAAAAATACCGTCGATCAACCAAACCATATTCCGCCTCCCCGCTCGTTTCCACCCATAGTTTCTTGCGCTGAAAGTCTGATTACTATATCCACCCGTTAGTACATTTAATAATACTGAAAGAGTGATAAGAATTCTTAGAATATACTTTGACATTAAATAGTCCTATTTTGATGTTATAGGACTATTTATTCTTTTTAGGTGTGCAGGTTTAGTGACATTAGTTCCTCACTTGCGGGATTTTTATCATCAACGTAAACCCATGCGCAAGTATATTCCTTAGTAAGCATTGTATCATAATAATAGTTCCGCCAAGGATATGTTGGATCCATTGTAATTCCCGAAATACTATGAGTATCAATCAAGGACTTAAGCACATCAAGATCTGCACTTAGAAGAATTACTCGACCGAAAGAGCGTTCTTCAGTCCATTCATCATATGTGGGTATACCCCAAACTGATTCGTATCGGTGAAAATCGGATGTCGCGTGGCTAGCTTGTGCCATTGCTTTGCCTGGATTCATATCCGGAATATCCCGCCGCATGATAATATAAAGCGTAGGTTCAGTCATCTTAAATTCCTTAGATATAATTGGGTTGAGATACATCGGCCATGGCCTTTGTAAAAAGTTCTTTGAGTGGATTGCTGTATGCAAGTCCAAAGTGATAAGCAACATAATCGACGCCGTACATATAATCATACGCGGTCAGTTCTTCCGACTCAAGAATCCACTTGATTGCATCAACATCGGTGGATGCACCGAGTGCACGAGTAGCAGCTATCCGTGCCTCAAATGACTCGAGTGCTGCCGTATGACGCATCTCTTCTTCTTTCTGTTCATCATTGAACTCTTCGATCATACTGTCCCAAATCTCTTGCTTACGGGCGTCAGTTGTATATGGTTGATAGAACTCATGGCCGTCACCAGGACGACGGCCACGGGCATCTTTGTGCAGATCAGAAAAAATATTCTCTTCAAAGGTATATGTCATCAGTATCTCCATTTGTTGATAGATATACATTAATACATACACAATCACGTGTCAACTATTATTTGTAGGATAACTCCAACAGATATTAAAGTACCAGAGACAGAATACATGACACTTTATATCGTTAAAGATATAAATTTCACGGCCGAAAGTTCTATACTCTGGTATCTCCGCAATATCTAACCAGTAGAAACAATAGTCCCCGATTTCTATGCCGTTCCACTTAAATGTCATATGGAACAAACTCGCCATCTTGAACACGGAAGGAAGTCACTTCAGGTAGTACTTTACCAACAATTTTGGTATAAGCTCGGCCACCATCAATAGCAGATGTTCCTACTGGTCTATAATCGTGGCGATGAATGCTGTAGTGATAATCATCGTTCTCATCTTGGATCATATCAAACCGAAGTTCTTCAACATCATCACAGCCACCAATTCGCATTTCTACCTTGGGTTCTTTTATTGTACCGACATTGATACGATAGAGAGCAAAGTAATGGTTACCGAACTCGGGATGCGGTGTATCTCGATAGAAAATATCCGCAGCTGTGGCGCCAAACTCGGTCGGTGAGCTTGTGCACACATATTTAATAGGTACTCCATCTTTCTTACTATAGAATTCTGATACCTTATCTGTATCAAATATTGGGTCATGCTTAATCATAATGTGTCCTTACGTCCATTTTAGTGCCAAGGCGCAACACACTGTTAACCATCATAGGACGAATCATCGAATTGTGTACTAATATGTTATTAGCAAAAAAATTGTTCGTGGTCGTCTGAAGATCATATCTTTTCGACTTGCTTTCGATTTTTTAATACTTTTTATTTTCATGTTATTTCCTAAAAAGTGGATATCTGTCTAATTTTTATATAAATAACTATAACACAGATATAAGGGATTGTCAACATGATATGTTATATATGCAATAAATCTACGCAAAATGATAAATTTAAACATTATAGAATATGTGCGGACAAGAATGTGATAAAAGAAGAACATTTGATAAATTTAATTGTGCATAATACAGATAAGTTCGATTCTTCTAAATTATTGAAAAATAAAATAATCGAACTATACACGGAAAGGGAATATTCAGTAAAAGATATTCTCGATTATCTTCGCATTGGCGAATTGAAACCCTCGACCTTAAATGCAGTGATGTCCTATTTAAATATTACAAGAAGAACATCTCGATCAGAAAGAACCAAAAAGA